TTTATAATATGGTCATCTATATTTTTGATTACAGTCTTGATTGATAATCCAGCTGATCCTAACAACATTGATAGGCCAGCTGCTGTTCTGCCCGTACCACTAACGCCTGTCTGTCCGTGCATAATACTGGGTATACCAGTTTCTTCATCAGCCAACTGTCTAGCTTTATCATACATCTGTATGTTTTCACCAGCGGTATTAGGGAACTTAATACCATTTACTGCTGTTCCTGTAACGCCAGACTGTCTTCTGAATATCTTACCCGGAAATATATCATAATTCTGTCCGGGAACTAATGATGTCTCATCAACATCAAATATTAAATTACCTGCAAGTGTTAAATTATCAATAGCCATTCTCACATGACCATTCATTAACATCTGTGCATCTTCCATATTTTCAGGCACTCCAATGCCCCATATTTGATAAGGGCTTATTTCATATGGAAATACTTGAAAAGGTATTCTATTTGGTGTGAACGGATTAAATACAGCTCGTAATATCTGATTACCACACACCCATACGTTTACTTGCACTTGATCTAGTTCATCTACTTGTTCTGAATCTATTCCTATTTCATTCATAAACGCAGAATCTACAGTGCCCCAATATTCTAAAACTTCATATCTTTCATGTGAACCTCTAGATAAATATTCATCATCTCTAATTATACTTTCAAAATACTTATCTACATAGTTCCCACCACCTGTTAATACTTCTCTAATTGCATCTGCATTAAACATAGGCATGTTCATAAGATTTTTAAGCTGTGCCCTGTTCATCTTATGTCTTTGTATTACATAATCACAATCTTCCATATTAGTAGCTACAGGATCGGGGTATAAATCCCAACAAGATACAGATTCTATTTTAGGTATATCTTTACCGTAAGGTGTGTATACTTTGCCTTCTCCTTCTACATTTTCCCATTTATGAACTGTTTTTGTATGTGTAAACGGGCCTTTTACAATACCTGTACCCATCAATACAGATTCAAATATAGAATTACGCAGAGTAGTTACAGCGTTGGTGTTGGTAAGTTGATCGTGTATTACCTTCTCCATACGCAATGCAGCTTCCTGTGCAGGAGATATCTGTGGTTCTCCTACTCTAGCTTTACCTTCTGCTAAAGGAGCACCTTCATACTTAGGTGCTATACCTCCTAAATAATCTAAATTACCACCTGTGGCTTCTAAACCACCCGGAGCTAATTCTCTACCATCACCCTTAAAACCGTAGGGGTCTGCTGGAGAAACTTCATCCAACGGTGTCTGTAGATGAGCAAACTCTGCTATTCCTTCGGGTATAGGGGTAGACTCTACTGTCAACGGAAACTTTTTATTTGCAAATAAGATATCTACAATCTGTCCGTAGGCAGCAAGCACTTTTGTCTTGGTTATCTTTACAAATACTTTAGATTTTTCAGTGTTTGTATACTGAGTGCTAGAATCATAGATTCCTCTAAAGTTTTTATAGGCTTTTAACCATCTCTCTTCGTGTACAAGTCTACCATCCTCTGCTTCCCTCTGCCTTGCTTTTATAAAACCTACAAGACCGGGAGCATCCTCCGGCATTTCTGCAGATACGTCTGTTGGTTCACTCATTTATTAGCCTTCTGTACCTTGATAGCCTTGCTTCTGTGTCTGCCCCATGATGTATCCTGCATCACCCATATGTCTGTTTCCAGCTGGTTTTGGGGTTGCCACATTGTAGGAATTAAGGTCTGTAGAGCCTAACAACATCTGATCTAAACCTTCTCTGTATAGAGAACCTTCGTTAGCCTCATTCATTACACCCTGTTTGGACATTTGTCCCATGATGTAACCTTTATCGTAAGTTCCTTTTGGCATGTTTACCTCCTTTTTTGGTTGTTAAAATTAATTATGATCCTAGAGGAGAATCAAACAAATTGTTTATTTGTCCTCTAGTCCTTTCTTCTGTCGTTTCTTTTTCTTCTTCTTCTGGCAGTGGTTCTAGTATATCAAATCTTTCTATAGGGTCTTTGAGGTCAGGTTTCAGAGCTTTGCCTAATCCTTTTCCTCCCTCTACTATCGCTTTACCTGCCCGTCCAAGAGCTTTTACACTTTTGCCTATAGGTAGAGCAGTAACTACATCTACTAAAGGATCAATCACTCTTCCAGCTTTCTCCATGTCTATGGCAGCCACATCTCCAGCACCTTCTATATCTAAAAACGGTGTTCTTTTTTCAGACATGGCATCAGACATAAATTTTTGTGTTTTATCTTTCCCTAGTAAAGAGTCAAATAATTTTCCAACATTTTTTTCATCTGTTAAATCAAGACTTTCTTTACTAGCTATGTCTGACACTTTGTCATTAATTTTAGTATCTAAAGAATCTTCTAAATCTTTTTTTATAGTATCAGCTTTTCTCTTTTGTATTTTTTCTTTTCTTATTCTTTCTTTTTCTTCTCTAGCCTTTTCTACATCACCCTCTAAATCCAAAGCCTCTTTTTCTGTTTTCAACGCTTCTTTTTTTGTTTCCGCTGCCTTTTTTAACTTTTTTGCAGTGCTTAATTTAACACTGGCTTCATCATAATCTTTAAAATATTCTGGAACTTTTTGTTCTACTTGAGAAAAGTTATTAGGGGTATTAGGAAGTTTTTCTAATTCTTCTACAAATTCAGGATAGTTTTCTGTTAAAAACCCTAAGTAATCTTCTTCTACTAGATCAGACATATTTACAACTAATTTTTTAGTTGCTTTTGATAAATTTTTATAACCAAACTTTTCTAAACCAGAACGTACATTTTTGTGACCTAGGTATGCCATTTTAGCAGATATAACTTGTCTTTGATTTTGTTTTGCTAAAAGAAGTGAGGGACGAGGACTTTCATAACCCTCCTCTACACTTTTTGCTTTTTTAACCATATTTCTAAGGGTAGCTAATCTTCTATCACCCCCTTTGTGACCTAAACCATTATGAAGCTGTTCAGTGGCGTGTCTTAACTCTTTCATACTTATTGATTTTGTACTATAACCTGAAAACTGACCTTTTCCTTTATATAATACATCACCGGCTTGAGCTAAAGTTTCATTAATACTTTTTTCTACAGAAGTTGTTAATTCTGCTTTTCTAGACGTAATTCTACCTAATTTATCTTTATCAATATCTACTTTTATTAAATCTGGAAATATATACCCTTCACCTGTAACTTTTAAACCTTGATCTTTTATTTGTTGTTTAATAATATCTAATAAAGGTTCTGTAACAGCACCGTAAACTTCACCAGTCTTAGTTATAGTTTCTACACTACCTTTTGTAAAATTTATGTTTTCTATTCTTAATTCTGCTATGTCATCAGGTCTAAATCCTGACACGAACATTAAAGCAGTTGCATTTTTTAAAGATTTTTCTTTTACAGTATCTGTGGGCATGGTTGCCACAACATCACCTACAGATTCAAAAAAATCAGGAGGTATTTGATAGTTTCTACGAGGAGGATTAGTTCCAAAACCAGCAAACTCTTTATAACCCTCTACTGTTCTTTCAAAATGATTTTTAAATATTGATTTTTGACCAGTGGCTCTGCCTAAAATTTGATCTAAAGCAGCCACTGTTTGACTTAATAAAGGCTTAACATCAGGTTTTTTTGCTATTCTAACTTTTTCCATTTTTATGTATGGACTGTCATCAGCCGTTAATAATTCTTCTGCTATAGTTTTATATTTTATAAGTTGTCTAGGAGTTAAATCTAATATGCCAACAGGTTTTTCTCCTATCTGTTTTACACGAAGTTTGTCCTTTGGTGGTATATCTAAAAGTTTTGCATGTCTACTAAAACGACCTTTACTTTTTGCTCTTATTTCTTCTTCTTCAAAAAGTTGTCGAAGAGGGACGTCCATTAAGTCTATAGTTTTTGATATGTCTAATTCTTTTACCATTTACTAATATCCAAATACTTGATCTTGTGGTTCATATTGTTGTGTCTGTTTTGTCATCCTATGTGGAGAATGCACATTCATTAAACTTCTACTCATCACCATATACCTCAACGCATCGTAAGCATGATCTTCAGCTTTCGTATCCACATCTTCAGGGTTAGTTTTAGATATAGGTAGTGTAGGTAGAGTCCTGATTGTATTGTTGCACGTAGAAAAAAAGCGAAGCCTAGGAGTACCATGGTCATCACAGGCTAATCTCCTGTGGACTTCTATCTTCCCTGCAATTCTGTTCCTGTCTGCTGGTGTCCATCGTGCCCCTCTTCGTATCATAGTCTCGGCAATAGAAGGCCCCAAACCTGTTCTGTTCCAACAGGAAGAATCCAGCGTTGTCTGCTGCATTGGTGGGTCTTCTCTTTCCATTTGTACTATCAAATCTCCTAACCTTTCTCCTGTGAACCCTTTTACATAGAGTTCTCTATAAATCCATATGTTATTGTCCCAATCTATGGCTCCCCAGAGGATACATGAGGGTGAAGAATACCCATAATCGCCTGATCGTATCCTAGCCCAGCCAGATGGCACATCAAACGGCTCTACAACGTGTGTCTCACGGCTAAATTCAGTGAAAGCAGAGCCATCTGCTACGTCCCAGTCACCTTCTAACAACCTTTTTCTCTCTATTTCCGGTAGAGACATCAACATCGCCTCATATTGACCGTCATCAAACAGATATGGGTTGTCTGTCAACCTCGCAGGCACGAATTTGCGTAAAAATAACGGCTGATCGGCCTTTGGGTGGTTCACTGGGTACTTTAAAACCTTACCAGTGTCAAAATCCTTAGCCCAGAAGGGGTCATTTGGTGGATTTGGGTCGATATACATCTTTTTTACCCACCAACCACCGGTTCCTCCGGGGTTTGCTGTACATCTCATGTACATTCCTAAGTCTTTATCCGTTGTTCTCAATCGAGAACGTAAGTAATTCCACACATACGGTGTGGGATACTGTGTAATTTCGTCTATTCCTATCCAATTGAACGCTTGTCCTTGGTATCTAGTCACGTCTCGGTCATCATCTACGTATGAAAACCATATCCTAGCACCTGATGGAAACTGCCAGATGGACTTTGCCTCCTTAAATACAGCTCCGGGGAACGCTTTTGGATAGAGTTGCTTGCTTTTGTCTATCAATTCGGTCAATTCTGCCAGTGTTCTTCTTAACAGCAAGCCCCTATGGTTGGGATTTGATGCATCTCGCAGCACATCTGCTAATAATGCATAGGATTTTCCCCCTCCTGCTGCTCCTCCGTATAAGACATCTCTTTCAGGTGACTCAAGGAACATAGTCTGTGGGCCTTCGTTAGCCCTGAATACTACGTCATGGTGCTGTAAATGCTCACGTACAGCTTGAGGCACCCTCTTCAAGTCCTCATCTGTGATCACACTGACGGACTTCTGTCTTCCCTTCAGAGCATTGTCCACCTTGACAGCAGCTTCTTGAGCTTCCTTGGCTGAACGCCTCGCTTTCTTAGCCTGTTTCGTCAGTCTTTCAGCTCTTCGCTTCTTTTCAGATAGCTGTCTCTGAGTAGCCAATCTGGCCTTCATCTTCATAGACCAGTTATATCTCGTCTTTGGTTCTCCCTCTTTCTTGGGAGGTCTACCTCTTTTTGGTTTCTGTTCTTCTGTCATCTATCTAAGTGTACACCTATTTTCATTCGCTTTGTCAGACCGGGGTTTGATATCTTCCTACCCGATGCTGTACTTAGCCATCTCGCAGCTTTTGCAGGCCCACAGCTGTTTGCGAATGTAAACGCCTTTTCTAACAATTCCAACTCTTTCTCTATAGGAATATATTCTTTTCCATCCTCTGATAGTTCATATCCAAATGGGATGGTTGATGTTGTTCTTCTCAATTGCCGCCTTTATTTACTTTTCTTACCGAGTTACTATAATTTTTACTAATGCTGTAATCTATATTACCCATTTGTATTTGTTTTTTTAAAGAATCATACTTTTTCTTTGTGCTAGGATTTAAAAGTTCTTTACTCTTTTTATACCCAGTCTTACCTTTATCTCTAAGTGGATTGGGAACGTCACCATAATTAAATTCTTTAGCTTCCTTTGATGGCTTTGGTGTTTTTAAATAATTTGTTTTTTTATTACTCATTTAATTACTCACTGTACATGTTAACTGTTCAGGGCACATACCCTCATAGGTAACAATAGTAAAACT